CAGCCATTTTCTTAGCTTGAGCTTCACCTTTTGCATCGTATGACATTTCTGCAACTACTTTTCCTGTTTCATCTTTAACTGTTGGCATTATTTTTTACTCCTTTCTCTTGCATCAGCTGTTGGAAAATTATATCCAATTCCTTTTGGTAATTTACCTGTTTTATTTATTTTTTCCAAAACTGGCTGAGTCTCTTTATTAACAGAATCTTTCTTAACAATATATTCTCCACCTTCAACATTGATATCAATACCACCTTTACTGTGTGATGGCCCTTTTAATTTTCCTCCTTCTTTCATAATATCTAGGGTTTTGGGATAACCTTTTTCACCAGGCTTTGCAGGTCTTTCACCCCTTTTACGTTTTGCGTGAATATTATCCCATAGTCCTCTTTTCCTAGCCATTATAAGTAGTAAGCTATTACAGAACCACTATCAAGTTCTATTGAATCAAATTGACCATAAATAGTGAGTCCTTCTGGTATTTTGAAAGTTGCTGGAACTGTTCCTGATAAATTTGTAGTACATTCAGATGTATCTACTACTGAAGCCTCTAATCCAGAAACCGCAATAAAAGGGCCTGTTACTTCATCTGTGCCATCAATTATAACTGCACCATTTTGCCCTAATGCTAAATTTTGAGATTCTACTACTGTAAAATTGTTTAATGCTTTTTTAAATGCCATATTATCCTCCTGCCCTAAGCACTGGCTGTGCGTGAATGGGCTTGTTAATTTATATTGTCTTAGTAGATTCGGGAGTTACCCTTTATACGATAACTCCCATAGTTCTACAAAACTATTAAACCTTATTGATTCGGTTTATGATGTTTGTATACCATTATTAATGCTACTAAATGCAGTAAATACATATTCGTCTCCATAATACATTACTTCAACAACATCTCCTCTTTCAGCAGTTGTGTCAAGAATAATGTTAGAAACTTGTGTTCCTGCTGTAGAATTAGCTGCATCACCACCTGCATCTTTATTAACACCGCTTAATATAGCACTTCCTGCTGCGATTGTAATATCATTTGTAGGAGTTTCTTCCCATACAATAAATTTACAATTCCAACCTACTTTATTTTCAGTTGCTGCAGGTAATGTTATAGAAAAAGCACCGCCAGAAGATTCGCACATAAACACTTTGCCACTATCAGACATCGTATACTTTACCATAGTTATTACTATTTGAATTTAATACATCACTTCTCATTTTACACGCCCTCCAAATTAATAAGTGCATGAGTTTCAGGAAGACTTACTTCAAGACCTGCTTCTGTAAGAATCATATCTTTACGTAAATCCTCATCTGCTTGTTGCACATTTGTTGTTATTGAAGTATCACGATTGACACCATTTCCAACAAGAGGTCTGTATGAACAATGCTCTAAATCAACCATTTGCATAAATCCTGCTGCAAAACCTCTAAATAAAGGCTCTGCTACAAGAGTTAAATCACCATGAACAGTTTGAACTTTATTAACTAAATGGCCAAAAGAACCAGTACTAGCTGGGAAATTATATCTTTGGTCGCCATCTGTTAAAGAGCCACTTATTAAACCAGTTGAACCTAGTTTATTAAAATGTGATATAACTGGTCTTGAAGCTAAAGCTAGTTTAGCTCTACTTCCACCCCTTGCAGGGTCAAAGATAACTTCAAAGTCAGTTAACATATCATCATATGTCCATTCAGCTGCTGTGTTTGATTTATAATATGGAACACCTTCATTATAACTTAATTGAGCACCATTATTTACAATATTAGCATAGCCATTATAAATAGTGCTGCCAACAATACCGTCTGTGTATTGTATACCGCCTGCACTACCTCTTTGACCAAATAACATTGCTCTTTCAATATCAATTTTATGTTCTCTTAATTTAAGATTCCATATCCTATCCCATTCGTCAGCATAACCTCTATAAACAGTTGCTCTTGCTGTATTAGTCATCTCGCAAGCTGTTTTAAAGATTTGAGTATATCCATAATCATTATCAAGCTCTTGTGAAAATACATCTGGCGCACCTGAACCTTGTTCAAAAGAAGTACCTATTACAGTACATTTTGAATCGTCAGCTAATGCAAGAGTGCTTCCACCGATTACTGATATTGATGTAACATTACATGTTGTTTGAGTTGCACTTGAAGTGTTATCAACTGTATCAATACGTACGTTACATGTAGTTGGAACAGAATTACCATCAACATCGCCAATAGCAACAACCATTCCAGGAATTAACCAATCAACACCATCTCCACCAGCAGTATCAAAGATAACAGAATCAGTACTTCCAGCAGCAACTAATGTAATGCCACCTTTAAGTAAAAAGCTTCGGTCTGTCATTGAAACTTTTGTTCTGTCTTCTAAGAATCTGAATTGAGAATCAGATGTTGGTACTTTACCTACTTTTGACAAATATACAAAAAACGGAGATTCTTCTGGAGCTAAGTCTGCGACCCTATCGCTAAAATCATACAGTCTTCTTGATGGTATAGTACTATCAATAACTGCACCAGGAGTTCCGAATTTTACTTGTCCACTATTATAAGTAGCCATTTATTTCTCCTTAGTTTATATTATCATTTACAATACGTTAGCTCGACCACCAGCTTTAACAATATTATTCCACAATTCATCCTTTTCATCTTTCTTAATTGGTTGCTCACCAGTTAAAACACCACCTTGTTGAGGAACCGCTTGATTTTGACGAACAGCATCAAGTGGATTGTTTGTATTACCTTGTTGTGCTGGTTGTTCACCAGTTACAGCTCTCCACATATTGATTGCACCATCAACACCATATTCGGCTGGATTTTTGCTTGCAAAATCAACAAATGAATTAATTTCTTCAGGTGTTAATCCTTTTGCAGCAAGTTCATTTTGAAGTTTGCTCATACCAACTTCTTTTTGAACACCTGCCATTTGGCCTTTAACAGCGGTATCTATAGAGTCCTGTAGCTCTTGTTGTCGAAACTTATACGATTTAGATGCTGGGTCATTATAGGCTTCCCATGGGTCAAACTCATCTTTGTCTAAAACTACACGTTCAGGCTGTGTTGGTTGACCACCTTGAACCATTCCAGAAATTGTGTTAACAATATCAGGTCGTGATTCCAACATTTTACCAATTTGTTCGTATTGCTTTAACTTTTGATTTTCACTGTGAAGTTTATCTTTCTCTGATTGAAAGTACTTAGCTTGAGATTCCCAATCATTTGCTGATTCTTCACCTTGTGTTTGATTTTCATCTTGCCCTACATTATCATTGACTTGACCTTGATTATCAAGATTTCCATTTTCTAATGCGTTGTCCATTACTTATCTCCTTTTGCTTGCAATCTCTCTAACTTTTCTTGAGCTTGGCTACTTAAACGTAACTTCTCAGCTTCGAGTTTAACTGCGTTTTCTAATTTACCAACAGCAAGCGAATTTGCTGATTTGGTTTGAGACTCCTGTGATTTGAGCTCACTTTTGAATTTCTCAACTTCTGTACGTTTACGTGCTGAGATTGACTCTCTATGAGCTGTTTGTAAATCACCTTGTAAATTCTTGACTGCTTCTTGAGCTTGTTGTAATTGCCCTTGTAATTGTTGTACAATGTCCATTCTTTGAAGAACCCCTTCTTTGTCAAATATATCTGTTTTCATTAAAGCTTCTGTTCTATCAATAAGTCCTGCTTGATATGCTTCCATATATATCGACCATTCTCCCCATCTATTTGATGGCATTGTTGAATTTCCAATAACATTAATATCATATTGCCCTATAGTTAAATCATTCATCATCTCCCCTATAGCTTGGGATTTATCATTGTAATGATTAACCATATATTCTGACATATCATTATTGGGTTGTACAATCCTAAATGTTTTTTTATAAGTATAATGTTCTTTAGCTAAATTATATATAACTTGTCCTAATCTTCTTAAAGAACCTTCAATATCTCTTAATTTTGATTTACTTCTCCTTTGACCAAAATCTTCAAGCATCATTGTAGCTGAAGATGTTTTTGGAGCAACTTCTGCATTACCTTGTGACATTTCAAAAATACCCATATTTAAATCAATATATCTTTCAACAAGTTGAGGTAATTGCATTACAGAGTTAGACAGTGGTTGTGGAGAAGGAAAATGAGGTTCTCCCATTGATGGGTCATATTCTATTGTTGCATTAGGATTAGCCCAATCTCTTTCTAATTCTTCTATATCATCTACACTTCCTTGAGGTATCAATAATTTTAAACCAGATGATGCTTGCGCATGTGAAGTGATTAATGACATTGTTTTATTTAAAAATCTTTGAAAATCTTTATTTTTTCTAACATCACTCATTGGATATGGAGTATTTGTCCATATATTTGGAACAGGAACAATAGGATATTTATCTGTATTTAAAACTCTTTCATATAAAACAATTTGACCTAAAGTACATGTTAATTTAATTCTTGTTTGCTGAACTTCGACAATATCAATTAATCCATCTTGAACAGCGATTTGCATTTCAGGAGCAGCTAAAAACTTCTCCATATTCTCTAAATCTAATATTCTCTCTTCCCCACTATTCATATCCATAATTCTATAGTATGGAACTTTAGTTTTAGAAAAATGCTCAATCAGCTGATATCTTTCTGAGCCCTCTCCTGTATCTTTATCTTTAATATAGTCTGGAGTAAATGAGCCTGTAGTTCTTTTATTGAGAGGAGACGGATAAGTATCATCTTCATAATAGCTTTCTATCTCATCTATCAACATTTTACCTGTTTCTTCATTAGCTTCTTGAAGTTGAGGATATAAATCTAATAATTGAAACTTTGTAAATATAGTTGACAACATCATCCCTGTAGCATCATCAAAATATCTGCTTCTAGCATTTGGGTCTATAACAACTCTAAACGGGTCTACGTATGTAAATTTAACCTCTCCTCTTCCATAATCAGCTTCTCTATCTACATACGCATAAAAATATCCTAATCCAGTAACAGCATAATCGTGTATACTTTGTTTGAATACTTCATTGCCATCAGATATATTCCAAATATATTCAAGTATTGTTTTCCATACACTTGCCAAATCACTATCTGAATCTTCCCTGGGCATTGCTGAGAACTTCGGAGGTTTTGATGTTATAATAGCTTTAAATTGCTCAATAGCTCCATAAAGCCTATCTAATGGAATATTTGACTGATTTCTGGATTCAAGTTCAGAAGCTTCGCTTTCACTGAAATGATTCCCTAAATAAAAATCAATGTCTTCTCGTGCATGGTCTTCCCACTCTTTTCTGGCATCATGCCATCTATCCCATAATTCTTTTGTGTATATTGCTCGTTTATCCGCTTCTATCATAGTGTGTAATATAATAATTATTTATTAGAAAATCAAATACGTGAACCCGTCATCCAATTATAACGTTTCCTTGGCTTCTCCCAAGAGTCACCTTTCTTAACTTTTTTTATCTTTCCAGCCTTCTTATTTCCTTTTGCATATTGAGTTGATAACCAAAAAGCATCAATAGTATCATCATGTGAACCTTTAGGAAAATCAAGTAACTCACCTATAAATTCATGCATATCTTTTTTTAAATGAACAGCTCCTGCTTTAAACATAGGCTGAAGTCCTTCAAATAGCCTATCTTTCTTTTTCTGTTGTCCATATCCCTTTATCCCCATTTCAATACCTGGAAGAAACTTTCCTTCTCTTTTACTTCTTTTTTGTACATAATCCCTTAACATTTCTTGATATGATATTGTTTCAATGTTTATTCTTTTAATCGGGCTATATCGTTCTGCAATCTTAAATATCTGGTCGGCACACTCCATTGGTAATACTCTTTTTCTCCAATATTCAATAATATAATAATCGTATTCAGCAGTAACAGCAGTGACCATAATAACACTATAGTCGTTCCTAGAACCCAGCGTTGAAGCAGGGTCAACCCCGATATAAATATTGACATATTCCATACTCCCATCTTCAAGTTTTAAATACCATGAATTAGCTCCTTCATCAAATTTAAGATTTCCAGAGTAAAATCCTCCTGTTATATCTTCCTCAGAAAACACTTGGTCCTCTGGAGATTTAGCTTGATTCATATATTCCTGATAAAATTTAGCAGGTGTACCTGAATCTATATAAAATTGTTTTCTTTCTTCAATTTTTTTCATAGGCCAACGTGAAGGCCATAATGGAGTTCCATCATCTTGTATAGCCTTATGTGTTTCAACATTCCAAGAGTATTCTTCTCCTGTTTTTTGAGCCTGTTGATAGTTTTTAACAAGACCATTTAAGAAAGAATCATAATGAACGATTGTTCCATTACACCATAAGAATCCACCTTTATCAAAATCAATAGCTGGATATACTGCAGCAGTAACCCAATTCTTTATTTGCAATCTAGACTCTGGAGTTTTAGTATTTAACTCAGATTCAAAGTCATCAAGTATAATTCCAGTATATCTTGTAGATAATTGCTTTTTACCACGAAGTCGCTGTGATGCTCCTTTAGCAATCATCCTACAATTATTCTTTAATACAATTTCGTTTTTTGTCCACTTATCTCCCTGCAGGTCACCGAAATAGTAATGTATTGCAGGATTCTCGTAAATATGAGTAGCTATCCAATTAAGATTATCAATGGCCTGGTCTTGTGCCTCGCCAACCCAAGCGATAAATTCTGGGCTATCTTTTGTCGCAAATAAAAACCGATGCAAGACAGCGCATGCAGCTAAGGTTGACTTTGCGTGGTCACGAGGCAAGACAAGAGCCAATTGTTGAATATCTCTATTTAGAAGCAGCTTTCCTACCCCCACATGAAAATCTGGAGTAGCAGATGCTAAAAAGTCTTGAGGGGAAAACAGTTTTCCAAATACTATTAAATCTTTATAAGCCATCTCAAGAATCTTCTCATTCTGTGAAATATCTCCATTTAAATTTAAATTAGCCATTTAGCAATTCCATTTTTTTAAAGATAACGATAATCTGTCTTTTCCTGTATTGTTACTAGGTTTCTGACGTTTTCTCATTCCCTTCATACGTGCACAGAAAGATTTCTTACGAGCACCTCCTTTTGGCTGAGGAGCCTTTAAATCAGAGCCTGGATTTTGTCTTTCATAGGATTTTCTTCCTTTTTCATTCAATCCACCGCTAGGACTCTTTCCTTCTTTTCTTTGCCACGCAGGACTAACTTTTCCTCCTTGTTTGTAGCTAGTTCGCTTACTTGCATCTTTTACAGGTATACCCGATACCCATTTATCTTGTGGTCACTTTTTCTTCATAATTCTATAGAGATGCTTCTCCAGCTTTAGAAGAAGTATTGATAGGTTCAATAACAGATGCTAATATCTGTGTAAACCTGGCCATACCCTCCGCAGGTGGTAATTGTTTAGCAGTAGCATTAACATGATACTTAGCGCTAAAGTCAGTTGACCTAGTGTTAGTTTTAGATGAAGACACTGTGCCTGACACATTATGATGTGCTTTTACTGATGCACTTCCCCATCCCCAAGACGCACTAGCTTTAACTTCAGCTCCGCTATCTGTTGTTTTGCTTTTAGCTGCAGTAGAAGTATTTGCAGAACTTTGTTTAACTTCCATCTCAAAATCTATTTCCATAGTATCCATTGCAAAATTTGGTATATTTACAAGTGATATTACTGGCATTTGAATCTTTTGATTAACATGTGCTACTTCTCCAGTTGTTGAAGAATTAGTCAATCTATCCAAATTTACGTTAATAATATTGGCTTCTTTAGAGCCATCTTTGTTTTCTTTACCTGTAAAGGCTAAATCCTCTACAAAGCTTAGTGTTTCTTGAGCTAATGCCCTTTGTCCTTTAGCCGCACCAATAATAGGTA